TTAGCGATTCGGTGCATATCCTAAACTTCTGCATACATCATCATAAACATCTAAATCAATATCCCATTTTTCCAAAGAGTACGGGATTTTATCCAAGCAATATGCTAACAGGATAATAATTGGTTGTTGGATTATTACACTTCTACCATATCGAATAGCATCTACAATCTCTGTTTTTGACTCAAGGAAAACATTAATGTCTTTTTCTGAAATATGCTCGTCTGCAACCAAAGACAATATTTCTTCGGCTAAATTTCGGTCGAATGCAGGAGGCTCATCGAGCCCCCTGATCTCCATAAATACCTTGACCAAATGTTCCAGTAGCATATTCTCTTTATTTTGTGGAGCCGATACCTGCTCCAGTGTTTTACAAAAATAGTCATCAGCAGCTTCCATCAGTGCCATGGATTTTGCCAATTGCCTCAAAATTACAGGGTCGTTTTTATAGGCCCCTTTATAAACATTGTCATGGCTTATCTCCGCATAAGCGTGTTGCAAAAGTGTTCGGACTTGTATTTCGCAAGTTAATTGCTCCAACCTGGAAGAACCAGAAGCAAAATTACAACAATTATCCTTAGGAGTGACAATGTAATGAATGGATTGATAGCCAAACTTGTCCGGCACTTCCTCAAAGATCTCATACTTTGTTTTAGAATCCTTGATATTCCATTGATCGTAGGTCTTCAAGTCATTTGATACACGATCTACTATATCTGTAACTAAAACTACAACTCTTGTTCCTACCTTATCTTCTATTTGAACCAATGGGTCATCATACCCTTTTCCCCTATATAAAGCCTTATTGATGAATGATTGTTCATTCTTTAGCCTGTATTTGGGAAATATTTGTATTTCACCATACCTGTAATTACGTATGATGTTTTTAATGATTTGATCTACAAATTTTCCCCAGGCCTCTAAATCAGGCTTCAAGATTCCAAACTCTTTCTTTATTTCTTCTTCAGACATTTCTCCGAGGTTTCCCTTTTACCAATAAGACAGTGTACTCTTCAAACAAACTATCTATATTCCTTAGTTCTTCTTCATTCGAAACAATAGAAACATTAGTATCAAAGTCGGTAGAAGGCCCTGATACCTTAATTTTGTTCGGGAAGAACATGCTTGAATGCTTAAATGCTGCATCTAATAAAGCTGTGTTTTTCAAAAAAGAAGATGGAAATTGAGATAATATTGTACTTGAATATTGATTTCTTTTATCCAAATCGCCAATAAAAGAATCTCCGAATTCTTTAGGGTCAAATAGCTGATTGTTTGAGTTTACCAAATTTACTTTCAGGGCGTTTAAAAGATTTAGCCTTTCTTCCATATTCGGAAAGTTCATATTGATAAAAGAAGACGCTTGATCGTAGAAACGTTTCGTTACTATCTTGGCATTTTTATCTTCAGAGAAACCAAGGAAATCTTTAAAAAAGTATGTCGCGGGAAGTGCTTCTGACGTATTGAATTGTTCATCAAACAAGAAACAGGTAAAAAGATCATTTGGATCAATAGATTGTACCTCATTGAGATTCTCTTTCATTAACCCCACTTTATAAAATTTTTGTGCCGGTGATAAAAAGACCTCTTTCAAAACTGATATAATGCCTGTTAGCTTGTCCTTTAGTAAGGCTTCTTGTAGATCCGCTTTTATCGCAATATATACCGAAGCTTGATTTGTCCGATTTACTCCTTCTATAAACAGAAAATAACCACCCGGTATTTTCTTCTGGTTTTGAGATTTTGCTAATAGACCAGCCAATTGTTTCGAATTTTCAATAAAGACATTGTCTTCTTTCAATTTTAGGTCCTTACACAAATCATAAAAAGATCCCGGAGCTATATTTGCAATATTCATTTCAAAACATCTGGTTCTTTTTCCAAATGCTATATTTAGCCTGTCTTTTAAGGTCTTAACAACATCATCGTCCAATACGACTAAGCTGTCCACACAACTTGGCATAGCATCAGATTGATTTGTTCTTCTAAGAATCTCATGCATTATAACCCTTTTGAAGTCAATTAACTCAATGTTTATCATGATATAATATTTATGTATTTCAAAATAACCTGTGCATACTACCCAGCACCGCATAGACTTTACGGATCATCTCGACAGGTATCTCCTGCTCGCCGTATTCAGGGCTTTTGTTGGTGGGAATTAGGCGGACAAAGCCGTCACGCTCGGCCATGCGTATACGCTTGACAGTTCGGTAACTGTCGGTCACGATCCCGTATATCTCGCCGTAGGGCAAATATTCGATGGGATCGTGCATCTCCCGCATGGCGATGAAGTCGCCATTGTTCAGCTCCGGTTCCATGGAGTGGCCGGTGATGTTACACCAAATGACACCCTCCTTGTTGTAAGGTGCGAAATTGATATAATAGTCCGGGTTACGGGTCTGGTCGTTCAATACCAAATCAAAGCCTCCGATAAAATCTACATTATAATAAGGTGCGCCCTTATATTCGTAGTTTATTTCCGGCAAAGCCTCCTCTTTTCCCCCTTCCTTGTCGCTCATCAACGCCACGTCCTCGCTTTTTAACATGGAGCCGCGGCCGGTGAGGAGCCAATCTGTATTGATTATTTCAGAATATTCTGAAAATTGAAACTTTTTAAAGAAGTCATAGCTGGGAGCGCTCTTACCATTGATTATATCATACACTGTTTGAGCACGTTCATAACCTAATTTTAGGGCAAATGCATTTTTGCTCGCACTGAAATAATCAAGAATTCCTGCTATTCTCGCAGAAATATCTGCATTTTTATTTCCTTTTTCTTTGTTCATATCAGAATATTCTGTAATATTGCATCGTCGTAATGAACATTACCGACGCTGTAAAGATAATAATTAATCATTAAATATTGAATATGGCAAAAGTTTTAGCGGACACAGCAATCAGAAAGAAGGTAAAGGAAATCCTTCGGTGTAGTGACAAAACGATCAGTCAGGCATTGAATTGCCGGATTGATACGGAGCTGGCAAGGAAGATCCGGGCGATGGCAATCAAACTGGGCGGGTCGGTGAAGAAAGAGGAACGGGTAATAACGATTTAAAAATAGGAGGAATAGACATGAAGATAACGGCAATCAAGGTCTATGGCGGCAGAAAGGAATTTACCGAAATAGGGAAGCCTGTAAAGAAAATTTATGGCATCACATCTATCGATGCTACAATTGAGAATATCCAATCACCGGAAGACTTCGACGAAATCATCAAGCATCTGGAAGGCTGGAAAGAGGAGTTGAAAAAATCAAAAATGGTACAGTAATGGAAGCAAAGAAAGTAGCTAAAAACGAGAGCTTTATAAAAAGATTGTTAAAGCAACTTCTCGTACCGATCATACGAGAAGTCATAGAGGAAAGGGAAAAAGAAATTACCGATACCATTCGTCAAGCTGTTGCTCATCGACATCGAATTGCTCTCTAATGGATTGTTTTTCTTTTTCGATGAACTGGTTGTATTCTTCCAATTGCTTAGGTGAAAGAACTTGTTTTAGAGCATTTAGACGAGTAAATACTGCATCCATTTGAAGGAGCAATCCTTTTGCTTTTGGCTTTGTATTTTCCATACTGATTATTTTTATAGTTCACCTACAAAGGTAGGCAATTTAATTGAGACCGAGACTATTCCGCCCAAGAAAGCCAACGACTTGCAACTACCGGAGCGAGACCGGGGGCGGAGCGATTGAATTAATAATTAAAGAATGAATATGGAAACAAGAAAAAGAATCGATTACAAGGCACTTTGCGAGGCGCCGTTCGACATGGACTCCACGTATGAGGTGAACTTCCGGATGCTGGTCTATACCGGGCGGAAGGAAGAGGAACGGCCGGTATTCCGGGTTGTGATTGCCAAGGGCGAATGTAAGGTGTGCATAGGGGCTGCCTGCAAGGAGTTTTGGGGTATCGTCGGGTTGGATCCGGAGACGGGCGAGAGCCAGTGGTACAATTATAACGACTGCGTGAGCCTGGAAGACTGGGCGGTATTGGACCGCCTATTGGCAAAACGGTTCGGCTGGATGGAAAAGATGGATCCGGGGCTGGTGTATGAAACGAAGGTGTTAGCGAAAGCGCAATTGGCGGAGGGCTGATCATGAAAACGAAAGTGATTCTTTACGGATGGGCCATCAGTTGGCTGTTCCTCCTTGCCGGGGCTGATACGATGGAATATGGAAACTTTGCGGTGGGGGTTCTGCTCTTTGTGGTATGGGTGGTGTTCAGCCTGCTACTGATCGGGAACGAGAAGGAGTGCGGCGAAGAGGCGGACCGCTTCGAGGCATGGATGGATAAGGTATTGCTGCGGTTGATGGGTGGCAGCGACAAGGATAACAATCAGGGTTTAGGTTTCAATTAAGATTGATTTAGGTTGAGACACACGGCGTGTGTCTCTATCGGTACGCGGCCCGCGGAACGAGGGTGGTATCCCGGATAGTTCAGTCAGGTAGAACACTCGAAACTGGTAATCCAGAAGATATGGTCAGCGGTTCGAATCCGCTTCCGGGAACAAATTCAAAACACTATAAATTATGAGACGAAGCGAATTGCCATTAAAACACAAACAGCTTATTGACGAGATTATCAAAGCAGGTTTGGATTCAAAATTGCAGGTAGGGCAAGCATACAATGTGTATGTTTCCCGAACAATCTTTCCAGATGGGCAAGCCTTGTCGGAAGATACATTTCGGTACTTGTGGAATACCGAAATGTATAGGAGGAGAGTAAAGGAGTCGAAAAAGGCTATACTTGCTCCGTCAGAAGTTGGAAATAGGGAAAATTCTTCAGACGGCACATTGTATGAAAAGCCTGTTCAACCTGAGAAAGATCATATAGTGTCGATGCGAAGAGGTAAATTTTTATTTCGTACCTCAATATCCCTTTGGGGTAACCGCTTACTGGAAGTCCGTCTGTGGTCTCCCAGTCGAAATTGTCATCAAAACAACCGCTAAACTGTTCGAAGGCTTTCTTGATTGTTGAAATTTCTTCCTTATCTAAATAGTAATGCAAAGAATGAGTCGCTTTAAAACTAATTGATTCCATAATGCTTGCTTTTAATGGTTTGACAGCGGTAAAGGTAAGCAATCCCGCCAAGGTATCCAAGCCTTGCACCCGGTGCGAGTTCCGGTGCGGGAACAAATAAAAAGTCAATAAACAAATGAGTATCGGACAAGGTGACATAATAGTGAGGACGTTCCAAAACACGCCGACGGTGTGGGTGTCGGAGCGGTTGATCTGCGATACGCTGGGGGAAGGAATGAACGACTATTTGAGAACCAAAGGCCGTTCAAATTATAAATCTTCCGTCTCCCCCTGCCACCGCATGAAAGACATCCTGCCGGTGACCGGCAAATCGTGGCGTTACGCCCGGATTGACGGCCGTTTCTATTACGATTACGACTATATCCCCGACCGGAAGGATACTCGCTATCGGTCCAGGCTGGGCGAAAAGGATATGCTGATGATGGAGGCTGACGAATTGCGCCAGCGGGAGGCGCGGCTTGCCGAGCAATGCTCGCAAAGGGGTATCGAGGAGTATGTCAAGGAGCGGATCAGTAACACCGACCTTCTCCGTTTCCGTTACTACGAGGTGAACGGTACCTGCAAATATAATAAGGACAAGGCCGGAGAACTGGCAGAGGCTATCGCTTGGGCGCGCTCGGTCAAAAGGCTGGTGGCGGATGGCGGTTACAAGGAGTTCGGCTGCCGCACGAAAGAGGAGTTCTACAAGGCTTGCGCCCTGATTTTGCATAAGAAGCGGTTAGAGGGCTTCACGGTGACTACCGGCGAGAGCCTCCGCAAGAAGCTCCATTACTTCCCGGCGGACGAGTCGGAACAGTATGACTTTTTCGTCTCCGGACGCTACGGCAACGACAATGCCCGCAAGATCGGCAAGTGCAAGCTGGTGGATGAAGAAACCGGTGAAATCAAGCGGTTCGACCTGCATGAGGCGTTGATCCTGAAACTGTGGATGAACTTCGGCGGCTCGGCCAAGGAGAGCAAGATCGCCCTCTGGGAAAAATATGAGCGCGACATCGACTATTTAGGTGAGAAGCCCCTTAGTTATTCCACCTTTTGCCACTATACGAATATGTATAACACCAAGCAGATGACCTACCGCGAGCGGCACGGCTATAAGGCGTTCGCTTCTACCTTTCTCTCCTATATCCCTTCGGAGAAGCTTCGCTATGGCAACTCGCTTTGGTGTGCCGACGGTTCCGGGACACTTGCCTATTCCTATTTGGATAAAGAAGGCAAATTGCGCTCAATGCGCCTCTATATCATCATGGTATCGGACGTGGCGACCGGCAAAATCGTCGGTTGGGCTCCTGCATCGGTCGGGCAACACAAGGAAACCCCCGAAATGGTACGCGAGGCGGTCCTGATGGGACTGCGCGATTGCGGTAAACGTGAGATCATGGAGTTCATCAGCGATAACCACGGGGCGTTCACGGGTGAGAAAAGCAAGGAGTTTTTGGCACAGGTCTGCCGGAAGACACGCACGATCGAACCCCACAACTCGCAGGCGAACTATGCTGAAACGCAGTTCCGCCTGTTCAAAAAGACCATCCGGAGCGAGTTCAACTGGCTCGGCTCCAGTTGGGACAGCAAGGACATCGAGAATACCGCCAACGACGAATACCTCAATGCCGAAACCTTCCCGTCCTACCGGGAAGTGATCGAACAGGTCGGGCAGAAGATCGAGGACTGGAACAACCGCGCCATGCGCTGCGGCGAGAGCCGTTCGGAGCTGTATGCCGAAAGCATCCATCCGGAGGCCAAGGAGATCGACCCGCGCGTCTGGCGGCACATCGCCGGTAACTATACGGAGCAGGAGATCACCCGCCAACGCGGTAACATCGTCATCACGAAGGGCGACCGGAAATACATGTTCGAGATTCCCGAAGTGGAATCTATCGGCGAGGTAATCCGGGACTATTTAGGGTATGCTGCCAAGGTAAAAGCCCGTATGTACTGGGACGAGGAGGAATGCGACCTCTACACGATGGACGACCGCTTCATGTTCACCTGCTTCGCCGCACGCAAGGCAAGTATCAGCCATGCGGAGGAGACCGACCGGAGCGTCCGCAACCTCGGCCACCATGTATGGCGACAGGCCGCACAGGTGGAAGCCGTCACGCAGTACGAAAACGAGGTGAAAGAGGTGGCCGACTGGATCGATGAGCAACTGCCCTACGAGGTGACAGCTCGCCTTTTGGGCGGTAACCGTGCCAAGGAAATCACCAATGAACAAAAGGAAAGGGCATTGGCTGAAAAAACACTCGACAAATCCCTGCTCAAACAGCGTCAAAAAGCCGCTCAAACGGAGAAAAAACAGAAAGAGATGGCCTACGAAGAATATGCGAAATCAAGAATAGACTTAGATAAATTCAGAGACTTATGAAAGTAGAAGAAAAACAATCCATCATACAGGCTGCGCAAGCCTACATGGAAGAAAAAGGCATCAGCCAGAACGAGCTGTCGAAGCTGACAGGCGTAAACGTCAGTTACCTGAGCAGCATGATGAAAGGCGTGTTCACCTTCATCAACAGCCGGACCGGCAAGGAGTCGGAGATCGACGATAAATGGTTCCTTGCCCTCGCCGGGCGTATCGGGCACAAGGTGGCGAAGGAGTATTGGCCATTAGTCGAGACCGAACAGTTTATCGACATCGTCAAGGAACTGACCGAGGCGAAAGAGACCGCCACCACCCGCATCATCGTGGGCGAAACGGGGTGCGGCAAGAGCTACACGGTCGAGCGTTTCCGGCAGGCCTATCCGCAAGGAACCTACGTCGTCACCTGCAACCAGAATGACTCGATCAGCGACCTGGTGCGCAAGATGCAGAAAGTGCTGAAGGTGTCATTCGACGGCTCCGTCTCCTACCGGATCGACCGTATCAGCATGGAATTGTCGCGCATCGCCGACAACGGCAACCTACCGATCCTTGTGTTTGACGAGGCGGAATACCTCTCCGTGCGCGGCCTCCTCTCCATCAAGACGATCTACGACTACCTGAAGGGCATCTGCGCCATCGTCATGATCGGGACGGACGACATCCTGAACAAATTGGAGAAGACGAAGCGCAAGGAGGGCATGCCCCAGTTTATCCGCCGCTTCAAGGCGGGGATCCGTCACGTCCGCCCGATCGACCGCACCTTTGCCCGTTTCTTCGCCGGACGGGGCTACGGCAAGGACCTCATGAAGCTGCTCCGGATGAACGCCGACAACTACGGCGAGCTGGCCGACTACCTCGAACCCGCCATCCGGGAAGCCGACCGCCGGGGCGAGCCGCTCACCAAGGAGTTTTTCGAATCGATGTTTTACCTTCAAAACAGATAAATGATATGATTAAGTACAAAAAAATCCAAATGCCTTCCAAAGGAATAGAGGCACGCCCCATACAGGGTAAGCAGGTTTCAACCAAAGAAATTGCAACGGAGATAGAAAAGGTCATCGGCATACCGGCCATCCGTACCATGAGCGTGCTGAGCGCATTTGTAGAAATGGCCTACAATCATTTTGAAAACGGCGAGCCGGTCGTATTGGAGGGTTTTGGCACCTTCAAGACCGGATTGGCAATCGACGGAGGAAAGGTCGTCGCTAAAAAAATCAACCTGACGCTCTCTTCCCAAATGAGAGAGAAATTGAAGGAGATCCTGACAGTCGAAGAGATCTCAGACTGACATCCCGAACGGTTATCGCGGGGCGGTTCGATTCCGCCTCCGGGAACAAGACAATTGACAATTAATAATTAGAATATGGCAAAAAAGAAAGTACAGACGCACGGCCGTGCGTCTCAACCGAAAGGAAAACGCGCCCCCTCGCACGCCCTCTTCTGGACGCTCTTGAAGGAGGTGCCTGGCTACGACCCGCAGTATAAGGACGTGATCAAAGAAGGGCTGGTACATGAGCACAGCGGAGGCCGTACCACCTCGCTCAGCGAGATGTACGCGAAATACCCCCATGAATACAGCCTGATGATCGAGTCGATGAAAGGCACGTCCGAACAGCGCAAGAACCGCTACGAAGACAGTGCCAACCTCGCCCGCCGGCGGGTGATCGCCGCCATCTGCCAATACGTGGACAAACTGGGCTACAAGTTCGAGAGCGATACGCACAAGATTCACTACGTGATGGGCATCGCCTGCCGCGCCGCCAACTGCGGTAACTTCAATGCCATCCCGGAATCGCGCCTGTCGGCCATCTACAACCTCTATTGCAAGCGCAACAGCGTGGACATCACCGGCAACCCCGAACTCGATTTTCCCATCTTGGGGAATTGACAATGGACAATGGACAATTATGGGACACTACATACCATTGCAAGACAAACTCGATGAAATCGAGGAACAGGGCAAGCGGCTGCGCCGCCGGAAAGAATATTTGGAGCACGAGCGCGACTTCCTGATCGATATGCTTATCACTCGGCCGGTAAAGGACATGGAGGCGCAACGCCGGCTGCTGCGGGAGTGGGACGAGGAGATCGATAAACTGGAACAGTCGATCGCCTACCTCCGCCGGGAATATGTGAAATACAAGAATCAATTGACAATTAACAATAGACAATTGACAATTATAAATCAACATTCAAAAACAAAGAAAAATGGAAGACTTAAGTAAACTCTCCAGCAAGGAGCTGGAAGCCCTGTTGGAAAAGAAGAGAGCGGAAGAACGCCAACAGGCATTGGACAAACGCGCCGCCTACGAGGGCATCCGCGCCGAACTGGTACAGAAGGTGGAACAGAAGGTTCGTGCCGTGTGCGACGAAGTGAAGGGGCTGCACGCCTTTTGCGTGGACGAGATCGAGGCGTTCCGCCAGGTGCTTGCCGAGTACGGCCAGTTGCGCCGCGAGGGGCAGATGTCGTTCTCCATCCAGGAGGGTTGCTTCCGCATTGAAGTGAAATCAAACAAGGTGAAACGCTTCGACGAACGTGCCGATGCCGCCGCCTCGCGCCTGATCGAGTTCCTGCAACAGTGGATCGAGGGCAAGGAGGACGGACAGGAGAACCCGATGTACCAACTCGCCATGACGCTCCTGGAGCGCAACAAGTACGGCGATCTCGACTACAAGTCCATCTCGAAGCTCTACGAGCTGGAGGAACAGTTCGGCGACGCGGAATACACCGCCATCATGAACCTGTTCAAGGAATCGCACTTAGTCGAAGGGACCGCCACCAACTTCTATTTCTTCGAGAAAGACAAGATGTGCGTATGGAAGAAGCTGGAACCGTCGTTCAACAGACTCTGAAAAAAGTAAAGACCGCCACCCTCACCCCCGGCCGCTGGATCTACGTCTGTCCCTGCGGCTTCCGTACCACCGTCGGCCGGGTGGTGAGGACTTCAAGCAAGTGGATGGTCTACTGCTTCCATTGCAAACAACAAACAGGAAAATATTATAAAGTCATGGACGAACGATTGGAATTTGAAGAGAACTTCAACAACAAACTGAACTGCACCTGCTTCACCACGATCCGGCTCCACCACCCGGTTCGCAACGCCATCGGTGCCGTGAAGCAAATCTACCTGAAGGGCGTATGGAAAGGCAACGCAAAGATCATGCATGCCGCCACCCTCACCCTCGACCGGATCAACCTCCCGATAGCAAAGCTCGACACCGGCCTCCTGCCGGACGAGTGCCGCCGGCTGATCCGTACCCTCTACAAGAACCGCCCCGGCATCAACTGGGAGACACAGCCGTTAGACTATCTGGTGCTGGAGTATCTGAAGGAATCAAAGGAACCGTCGCTGTTTTAGTTGAGAGTGGAGAGTGGATATTTGACAGTTAAATCACAAATTAAAAACGGAAATAGGATGACAACAAATGAGATAATAAATGCAATTTGCGAAATAAAAGATGCACAAACACTTGGTAAAATTGCTCATAAAACAATGGCTCGTGCATGCCAACTTGAAGAAACATTGGTAATTGATTCGGATTCTGAATTTAGAAAAAACGGGAAATTCTTTCTGAAGACAATCATGCACTTTGAGATGGAGATAATCAATGAGGAAGAGGAGGTGACGAATGAGTGAAATGAAGCACACCCTGGAAATCCAGCCGGACCCGCACGGAGCACGGACGGAAACACGCTACGCCAGCGGTTTCCCCTGCCCCCGCTGCAACGGGCAAGGTGGCTTCCGGGACGCGACCGGCCACAACGGGCGCACCTACACCCCATGCGACCTTTGCGACGGCACAGGCAAGTTGAAGGTCGTGGTCACGGTAGAATGGGAAGCGGATTATGAATCCTGAAAACATCCCTGAAAAAACACCCACAGTTTCGGGAATTTCCGTGGGTATCTTGAAGATTTCCGTGGGTATTTCGGAAATTTCTGTGGGTGTTTTTCGGGGCATCATAAGAAATATCATTTTTAAAACAGAAAAGACATGAACAACCTATTGGAACGAATCAGAAGAAAACAGCAAAAACAGCCGGCCGAAGCGCAAGGCGCAAATGCTATGGACTTGCTTCTGCAAAAAAAAACAATCCCCCCGCACATCGTGGCCTGCAAAGTCTGCGGCGGCAAAGGGACGAAAGAGGGCGCAATCTGCCCGCAGTGCAAAGGCTCCGGCCGCGTGATCGTATCGTGTGAAGTAACAACGTATGTATCGGCATACGTGCCGGAGAAAGGATTGGGTTATGGGATATGATTTGATACCAAAGAAAGAAGGGGTCGATAGCAAACGCGGGATGATATTCACATGGCCCGACATACTGAATGAAACCGGTGCTTGCTACCTGTTCGGCTATGGAGACCATACATTTTCTCCGGGAAAATATATTTATGACGGTTCCCGGAAAGATGGCAGTCCGGTAAGCAATGACGGGTTTGAAGTCACAAAAGAAGAATCCTGTATCATGGCGAGGCTCTTTAGGGGGTATGTCTCTGTTAAAAGAGAGTTGAAGGAAGAATGGGACCAACTGTCGGAACGGGAACAAATCATGATTAAATCCATGTTAGGGAAAAAAGCTGAACCACCGGCTGAAGAGTTCTTACATAAAATAGAAATGCTGGCAGATTTCTGCGAACAGTCGGAAGGGGTTAATATCAATTAAAACAGAAATATGGAACAATTAGCAAAACAACTCGGACTTGTGCCAAGTGTTTCCCAATGCATCAAGGATGCGGAAGGGACAGCGGAAGCGATCAAAGAACGTCTTCCCCGATTAAGAAGCCGGGATGCCAAACGGCAAAGCAAAAGGAGCATCGAGTTTTTCGAGGCGGTGGCTTATCACTTGAAACGGTTGCAAAAATTGGATAGCGAAACAATATCCAATGACAAATAACGAAAATCGCCTCACGGATTTGAATACATATTCTTTCTGTGAGGCGATTCTTTGTTGGTTGTGCGGAGTAGATTTTGTAATTTTGCAAAAAGAGAAAGAGTCAATGCAGCAGTACGAATTGAATTTGGACGTTGAGACCAAAGGCGAGGGCATCAGGCACAGGCGTACCCGCGTATCCGTGCAGGCGGCGGGAGGCAAGACCAGCCGGCAGGAGCATGTGTATAGGCGTAACCGGGAGCTGATTGCCCGTTATTACTACTGGACGGAAATACGCCGGAGGCGTTTTGACGACGTGATGCGCATCCTGTCGGAGGAGTTCCATGTGGAGGAGCGCACGATCAGCAATGCCTTGCTTGACTTCGGTGATTACCTGGACGGTTTGTACAAAGGCAAGAAAGATATACGGGAACTGAAAAAGGAATACCCGTATCGTAACTGGGAAAACTGAAAAGCGGGGCATCTGTCACCCCGCTTTTTTATTGGTATTCCTCAAAGGTGGTGCCGTAGACGAGCGTGTACGTCTTGATGCCGCCAGCCATGACGGAAGGCCGTCCGCTCCGGCGGCTCAATGGCGAGAACATCTCATCCGCCGTCCACCCTTGCAGGCAATCGTGTACTTCGCTGACAACGGCATAACGGTCCAACGCCTTTTCCCTTACCCTTTCAGGTGCCTTGTTGTATGATTCCCCCTGGTAGGGGAAAGCTAATTTGAGTGTGATCTTTAAATCCACTAACTGACACAGGTCGGTCAGGTCCCGGCAACTGGAATATTCGATGTCGATCAGGCAACAGGGGAAATCCACCGCCGGCCGCGTGGAATTGCCCACGTTCAACTGCCCCAGGTCTTCATCGATCCAACGGAGGGATGAAACCTCCTTTTCCAAACGGTCGCATAGCGCGACAAAGATGTCTTTGTTCATAAGCTGTTATTTTAATGTGTCGATATATCCTTCCAGCCGCTTGTGTATCTCTTCCGCCAGTTCGTCCGACCGTCCCATGAAAGGACGTGCCGGTATGTTCGCCTGGCGGGTGTGTTCCCTTACCTCTACATTCCCGTATTTGGAGGTATGGCGCACATGGGCGGGTACCGTTACCCGGCCGGTGAACCCTTCATTGTGGGCTTTGGCATAGTCCACCTTGTCGTTGCCGGCGGATATGACCACCTTGTCGCGCCCGACGTATGCCGGGCGGATGCTGCCCATCAGGTTGCCGCTGTCGATCAGGAGCGACCCGTTCCGGCGCGGGACCTTTGCCGGCGCCCATGGATTCCCGTCGAAAGCCTTCTCGCGGAAACGCTCCTTATAATAAGAGGTAGCGGTCTCGGCCACGATCTCGGCGGCATCGTCCAGTATCTTGTCCGGCAGGGAGCTTAAATAATTTTCCAACTCGTTGAAGTTCATATTGAAATATTTTATATGTTTGCAATGCTTACGAGAGGTACTGTAAGGCGAGGTATTCCTTTGAGGTAGGTGGAGGGACCATAGCTATCAGGCTCACCAGCATGCACAGGCCTTTTGCAAGAAACCTACTTCTTTTTCTTAAGCAGCAAGCCACTCCTGATTTTGGGATTGCGCACCTCGAACCATGATTTGAAAACCATCCGGTTGTTTTCCACCTTGCTGACGCACGCGACCGCCCTTTCCTGATAAAACTTTATCCATATATAATTGGTCAGTTTCGACTCCTTGTTGTCGCGGTCTTTGTATTCCTGCCCCAACCAAAGTTCGTCCGGATCGGCCATGATGTCCCGGATGCAGGAGAGGAACGTTGTCCGGAACTCGCGTTTTTTCCTTTTGTTGGATGTGTGCGCGTCATAATCCGGCTTGCCCATCAACCAGGTACGGCCTTCATGGTCGGTAACGGGAAGTACCTCTTTCCCGTTCACATACTGGCAATGTTGATTCCACCATGCGGACGCGTCGCCTTCATATACCGGCATTGGAACGGTGCTCTCCCCAATCCTCTTTTTCAACGAGGGAGTCACTCCCCATGTATCTAAAGGGATGTTGCCAAGCAGTTTTCCAGCCACATCCGGGAATTTCCGTATGTACATCTGGTCCTTGTTGAATACCTCGCTTCTTTTCCCCCGGTTCGTGTCCCAATGCTGCGCTTGGGCCTTTTTCCATTCCGGGGTATCAAAAAACGCCTCGCAACGGGCCTGTTCCGCTTCCAAGTCCACGCCTGCCGCCTCGTGCCCCATAAGGGCGACAACGTAGCATCTACATTTCCACCCGTTCGGCGGGAATATCTTGTCCCACCTCGGATCGTTGGCCGGAAGGACCAGGCCGTCCAGTTTCCGGTGCTCCTCCCTCACCTTGTCGTCCCCGGCCGTCTTGTACTCCCAATAAGGGAAAAGCTTCGTCTTTCCGGCCAGCCGCTGGTAGTTGCTTGCAGACTCGGCAGTCAGTACGGCCGTTTCATATTCGGTCTGCTGCCACCGCTTATTGAAGACGTCCGTTGTCTGCAAGGCCTTTTTGTGGAACTCCTCGAAGCTGCCGCTTTCCCGGAACAGGCTGTTCAGTTCCTGAAGCTCCGCCAACGTCTTGGCGGCGGAGAAGTGGAAGACATTCATTTCCATCGAGGTGATGAAAGCGTCGTCCCGTGCCCCGTAGGTGAAAGCGGTATCGGCAAGTCCGACCACCTTGGAACGTCCCTTGCCGACGGCACGGACGAAGTCGTCCGCGAAGAAACGGAACAGTTCCGCGTCGAATAGTGCCTTTCCCTCATTGTCGGCCACCCGGTTGATGATCCGGTTCTGCATCGTGTCGTCACTGAGACGGATGCGGGCTTTGCCATCGGTCGCCCCGGCTTGCGGGGCTCCTGCGAAAAAATCCCAAAGGCGGAGGAGCCATCCCCGGTCGTTGTTCCGGATGGCGGCCGCTTTCTCTTCCGGGCCGTCCGGATCATTCGGGTCCGGAGGCAACACGAATTGGGGGTGCTGCTCTTTCCGTGCGATGGCCTCGTCGCCCTCCGGCTGCGGGATGTTGTATTTCTCGTACAGGTAGCTCTGCGGGATGGGCAGGATGTCGGAGAGCAGGACGGTTTCCTCGACGGAAATCTCCTGCGCCTTGTCCAGGAACTTGAACCTGCCGCCACCGGCCGGATACCCCCGTTTCTCCAAGAGCGGGACGAAATACTTGTTCAACATCCGTTCGACAAACCGGCGGTCCGCCCGGTGCTTCTTCTCCTGCACGGCCATGTGGACCTGTCCCTGCGCGAGCGAACTGCCGTCTTGCGTGGTCATGGTCTGGCCTAAAACGGTGATCAGTATCTCCTCGTTGCAGGCACTACGGAAATCGTTGTAAAGAGCGCCGTTCCCAGAACTGCTGAGTGTCGTCTGCGTGGCTTCCGTCTCCTTGGGTATGACTAAGTAGGGAGCCGACCCTGCCTCCTCGAATGCCTGGATAAGCGCCCGGCGGCTCTGTTCGTCCATGCTGCTGTATTTCCCGATCCGCTGGGGCATACCGAAAAGCTCGACAAACTGTGCCCAGTCGCCGAAGCCTCCCCGTTTGTAGATGACGAAGGGGGCGGCACGCAGGAGGATGCCGAAGTCGTCGTCACTTCCGAACTGGATAATCAGGTCGTTGTCCGCGTAGGGTATCCCGTGCTCGTCCTCCTCCCGGATGGCGATCTCCTTGGTCTTTGTCCGGATATGCTTGCGCGGGATGGACTTGAAACCGAACCCGTCCAGGAACAGGCATTCGACCAGCGAAACTCCCCAGAAGCGCGAGAGCATGATTTCGCGCAGGAGCGACTCGAACTCCGGCGTGTCCATCAGCGCGTCCATCTCGTCGATCTGTTTGCCGTCGATGGTAAAAGCGAGGTCCGCGTCCGTCACCGCGTCGATGCGTTTATCGATGGCGTCCGACAGGTAGCCGTCGATCAGCAGGTCGGTAAACAGGTCGTACAGTTTCGTCCGGTTCCCCAAGTCCGCCAGCCGGAGGGCGCTCCGCCAGGAACCGATGTCGTTCACGCCCCGGTGGATGGGGCGGACCAATATTTCAGTATGGACCGGCCGTTGTTTCGTTCCGGCCGAATCCGGGCCTTTTATGGCCACTTTCTTTTTTTTCTTTGCCATGATTCATGTTTCTGTTTTCGTTTGATTATACGGCCGTTTAAACAGCGTTCTAACGGTCTTTTAGAAATGCTGGCACCGCTTGGGGTTGCTGCCATACGCGATGGGACCGATCGGGGCGTTGCTTCCCGTTTCTTCTTCTGTTTCCCGGTCGGGTAGATCGGGCGAGACGTCACCCCGCTGGACGGCCTTCAGCCAGTCGATGGCCCGTTCGTAGCGGTCTTGCCGGAACTTCAAGTCCGTCCCGGCGTTGCAGAGGTTGATGAGATGCCAGGTGGCGATATCCTTGACGAATATCAATAGCAACTGGTTTCGCTTGTTTCCCGAAGCGGAGAAAACGCGTGTGCAGTCGAAACGCGTGAGGTAGCCTTTCGCCTCGGCTATGGCCGCGTCGATGGCGGCCTGTGCGATGGCCTCGTCCCCCCGCGTAATGGTTTCGACCTGTTCGTCATGCAGGTGGGTGTTCAATTCCTGTATTGTCAAAAATGCCATGATCTGATGTATTTGGATTAATATCGTTTCCTGTTCCTGGGACGTGTCCCGACGGTACAACTGCCTGCCTTGACCGCCATTGCCTTTTGCTGGCAGATGAAGAAACCGCCCTCTATCGCGTCAGGACCGTCGGCAGGTGCCGGAAGCCCGTCGTCGAACAAGAGGAACTGTTCCTCCAGGCGTGCCATGTTGGGGTTGTCCTTCTCGGCGATGTTCAGGATCATGCGCCCCGCCCGGTTCAGGGGTTCCAGGTTGCCCTCGATACGGACGAACTTGTCCGGCTTCTTGCGAAGGTCGGGCGATATGGGGATGATATACCCGGTCTCTTCCCATTTCTTCTGGAAAAGCGGGACGAATACCTGCTCGTAGAAGGGGTCCTGTAGCTTGTTGTTCTCGATGGAGTTATATACCTGTGTCCGGTCGGCCACATAATCGCGCAGGTAATAATACCAATTGACGAACTCCTCGTTCTTCACGTGGTCCAGGTAGCCGGTGATGACATACAGGTTGCCATCCAATACGCCCATCAGGAAGTTGGCCTTGTAAGAGCCGAGCTTCTTCACCCCCTTTTTATTGGAGACCTTGTTTGACGGGGCGGGGTCGCCGTAGCTGACCAGGAACGGGAACTTGTGGAGCGGCGGTACCGGCCCCCACTTGATCTCCTTGAAATAGCACCCTTCGGTCACCGGGTTGTTGAAACACTCCTTTTGTGCGCTGGCGGCGCTTACCTGTGCCAGCACATCGTCGATCGTCTCTTCGTCGTTCTTCTCCGGCCAGACGGAAGTCCCGTAGGCGAAATCGTTCTTGGGATCCGGGTGGTTGATGTCCACCATGCGCAGGTTGATGATGTCCCAGTTCCCGATCGGCTTTTCCCGGCGTGACAGTTCAAGCGCCTTCTTGCCGGCCCGTGCCACGCAACAGTCCTTGGCGATGATGTTCCCGCAAAAAATCGTGAGCAAGGGTTCCGAGAAGGAACGGGTGAAGTAAAGTGCCTGCTCGAACCAGTTCCATTTATCGTTCACGATCTCCGGGTTGCGGCATTCCTCGTCGGTGTCGTAATCATCCACGAGGATCGTGTCCGGACGCACCTCCTCGATCTTGACACCACGCGGGCTTTGCCGTGCCCCGACCGCCATGAAGGAGGCTCCCCCCTTGGTGATGAAGTTGTCTTCCGTCCATTTGAAGCCCCTTTGTTCACCGTAATAGAACCGGATACGCTGGTTGGCCTCCAGTTGCGCCCGGTAATGGGCAAGCAGCTTGATGGCGTTGTCGAGGCTGTTGGAGCAGAGGATGATGTTCCGTTTCTTTCCGGTCAGGACCAGGAAGAGGACAACGAACATGACGACCGTGCTCTTGGCCAGCTCACGTGCCCAGGATAAGACCTCGTACCAGTTCTTAGGACTATCAACCAGCCGTTTTATGGCCTTTTTATGGAAAGAGGCAAACTCATATTTGGCATAGTTCGGAAACATCTCCTTGATCCAGAGCAACGGATGTTTCTCTAAGTAGGCCAGCCGCTTCTGCCGCTCCTCGTAGGGCATATCCAAATCGACTGCCGTATCTTTACGGATGGACTTCAGGTAGGCATCCCAATCTTCAAGAGCCTGTTTGTCTATGTTTTTAAGCGGTTTCATTTGAGCCGGTCTTTTATGTAAGCGTCAAAATAAAAGCTGAGTTCCTTCGCCTTTTCCGTGTCCGTCTTGCGTATCCAGTCGAGGATGCCTTTGGAAACGCTGATAATGTCGGCGATGCCGGTCTCCTTCTCCATCTTTTCGATGGCAGCCGCCAACTTGTTGATCGTGTCGGCCTCCTTGGAGGTGGCGAACCGTTCCCCCTCCTCACGCCCGGCAATGGCCTTGTTGATCTCCGCCACCTGCCGGTAGAGGTTGGCCAACTGTTCCTCGCGTGTCAGGCTGACGGAAGCCTTCAATTCCTCCCATTTTTCCGTCTTTACCCATTTGCAAAGCGTCTGTTTGCTGACCCCGACACGCTCGGCGACTTCCGCCTGTGTCAGGTGTTCCTTCAGGTAGAGCATCTTTGCCCATTCCTTCTTTTGCTTCATGCTTAAATCCGTACCCATATCCATCTGTATTTTGCTGGTTTGCACCCTCAAAAGTACGAGCGATTTTCCGGATGGAATAATTGCAAAGTGTTACGATACAAGCTGATGTAAACAAATTGCTTATTTAACGTAACCATTACAACGCGATTTTTCCGGCTCGTTTTTATCCCGCAACTTTGGGGTGGAAAATCAAAAAAACGATGCCGAAAAAGACATTCATATTACACGATGAGACGGTCAATACGCAAGGGTTCCGGATGCTGACATCGGGAGCCGACCTGTCCGTATTCGAGAACAACCCGGTCATGCTGCTCAACCATGACGACTGGAACATGCCGATAGGCCGCTGGGAGAACATCCGCGTCGAGGGGACCCGGATCCTTGCCGATGCCGTGTTTGACGAAGACGACGAAAGGGCAGCCACCGTCATGGGTAAAGTGGAACGCGGATTCTTGAAATCGGCCAGCATAGGAGGATGGCCGGGGAAAAGCTCGGACGACCCGTCGCTGATGTTGCCAGGACAGACCTATCCGACCATGGTCACCTGGACAGTGCGTGAGGCCTCCATCTGCACCATCGGGAGCAACCACAACGCGCTGGCCCTGTACGACAAGGAGAACAAGCGGATGGACCTGAACGACAAAGGCACATTGATCAAACTGTTCGATACCGCTTCCGGTATCCATGTATCACATAAAAATGAAACGCAAATGACAATTTTAACAGGTTTATTGAAACTGTCGGACAATGCAAGCGAACAGGCCATTGCCGACGAAGTACGGAAGATCATCCGGCTCCGTGACGAACTCCAGGCAGAGAACGCCACGTTGAAAACAGAGAAAGAGGCACTGTCGTCCAAAGTCCAGGCTTTTGAGAAAAAAGAGAAGGACGTGCGCAAGGCAGACGCGATCGCCCTGGTGGACAAAGCCATCAAGGAAGGCCGCCTGGACGCGAAAGGCAAGGATGCCTGGATGAAGATGTTCGATGCCAATTTTGACCAGGCCAAGGAACAACTCGACGCGATCCCGCCACGTGTCAGCGTGACGCAACAGATACAGGCTTCGCCTTCAGGCGGTACGGGCGGCGTGAAACTTGCCGATATGACCTTCTCCGAGATCGTAAAGGCGGACCGTCTGAAGGAATTGAAGAAAGACGGGGAGCTTTACAGACAGAAGTTTTTCGAGGCATACGGCAAATACCCTGCCTAAGAAACAAGTATAAACCATTATAAAAACAAACAAGAATGAAAGCAAAATTTTTTGTTTCGCTCATGACGGCGATTCTTTTCAATGCCCTGACAAGCGGCGTGTTCGCTTCCACGTTGGGAATCGGCCACGGGACGATGTTTGCCCTGCAGATGGGGTTGTCCCTTATCCCCCTGAACCTGTCCGGATGCCTTGCTGAAGGACTGAACCGTGAAATCTGGATTCCGGAGATCATCGAGAAGTTCTACCCTTCGGACTCGTTCCTTACGCATTCGAAGAGCCTGGACGCCTGGGTGGACAACAACAAGCTGAACTTGCAGGAGGCGGGCGTCGATCCGGAAGTGTATATCGATAACGAGTTGTATCCGATCCCGATCGTGGCGCGTACCGACATCCCGCACGAGATCATGTTGAAACGTTTCGACACCGAGAACACGGTACATATCAATGCCATCGAGATCGAGGAGTCCGCCGAAAAACGCCAGAGCGTGATCGAGGGGCACCGCAATTCGCTCCGGCAGAAGTTCGCCCGGCTGGCCGCTTTCAACTGGGCTCCGGTGAAAAACGGTGATTTTACCCCGGTGAAAGCCGCTACCGGTAACAAGAATACCCGCGGATACAAGGCCATGACCTACGAAATGGTAATGGACATGGAACTGGCTTTCGATGAGCTGGAGGTTCCGACCGAAGGGCGTATCCTGATCCTGAACCCGCTGCATGCGATGGACCTCCGAATGCAGGACTTGAACATGTACAAGGCGTTTTATAACGAAAACAAACTGTTCTCCTTCACAGTGGTCCGTTCGTCCCTTACTCCGAAGTATAACGGCACGACAGGGCAGAAAGCCCCGTGGAATGCGGCAGTGGCAGCAACGGACGCGCCTTCTTCCCTTTTCTATTACAAGGAAGCCGTGGCCCGCGCCCGTGGAACGGTGGACATGTATTATCGCCTGAACGATCCCGAATACCGTGGCGACGTGGTCGGTTTCAATATGCGCGGTGTCGCTACCCCGGTAACGGGCAAATACTTAGGGGCCGTCTATTCGCCCAAGGCTTAATGTTTCACTTTCAAAAACAGATACGACAATGAGTTACATCAACATGCAATCGCGTAGGAGCTTCGACTTCTACGCCCCTTATAACGAGGAAGGCGAACGCCTTGTGACCATCCCGTTCCCGGTGGCCGTGGAGCGGAAAGTGGAGGAGACCGGTATCGTGCATGATGCCAATCCTGCATTGGTGACCGTCGCCCCGGCTGCGGCAGAAACAATTGAGGTGGAGACGAAAGTACAGGCGGGATCACTCCTGATTATCCGCAATGAAGGTACGGCCGTCGCTACCGTCGGCGGTGCGAACTGCGCGGCTTCCAAAGTGACGACCCTGATGTGGGACGGCAATGCGTATGCGGAACTTTGTGCATCTGAAATCGCATAACCGATGGCCAAACTCCAACTCTTAGTCATCCACTGCACCGCCACCCCTCCCGGCCGCGAAGTATCGGCGGACGACATCCGCCGTTGGCACACAGCCCCGCCCAGCGAAGGCGGCCGCGGCTGGAAGCAGGTGGGCTATACCGACATGATCCACCTGGACGGGACGGTGGAGCGGTTAGTGGCCAACAACGAGGACGACACGGTCGATCCCTGGGAGATTACCAATGGGGCAAAAGGGCATAACTCGACAGCCCGGCACATTGTCTATGTCGGCGGCGTGGACCGTGACGGCAAGACTCCCAAGGATACCCGGACCCCGGCGCAGCGGAAAGCCCTCGCGGATTACGTGAGGGACTTCCACCACCGCTTCCCCTCGGTGCGCATCGTCGGGCACAACGAACTGGCGGCAAAGGCCTGCCCCAGCTTCGATGTACAAAAATGGTTGAAAGAAATAGGTATTAACAAGTAAAACAAAAACAACATGAAACAGAAATTTATCCTTTCCCTTTTTGGGATGATTTTATCATTTGCCGTATGCCTGCCTGTGCTGGCAACAGTAACCGGATCACTGGATGTGGCGGCAGAGACCCCGGACTACAATGCTGCATTCCTCTCGCTCTCCACGCTTGTGGCATCTATTCCTTTTTGGGTAGAGATTATTAAAGGCTTTTTCCCGAGCCTGAAAGGGATATGGACACAGGTCGTTTCCTGGCTGGTCGCCGTCGGGCTGTGCATGTTCGGTTGGTGGCAGCATTTGGGAATATTTGACGGTATCGAATGGTACATCGCCCTCTTGTACGGCTTGGGCAGCGGACTGGCGGCAAACGGTATCGCCGATATCGGGCTGGTACAGTGGCTGATCGGGGTGTTCGATAAGAAAAAGGCGTAAAAGATGGACTGGGACGCATTGTTCAATTATCTCGGCACGGGAGGCGGTCTGATCGTCCTGCTGAACTGGATTGCCAATCTTCCGTTGTTGCGCAAACAAAAGCGGTTGGAGAAAGACGATGTGTCCCGCCACATGGCCGAGAAAGACAACGAGACAATACTGAAACTGTATGACGAAATCAGGGATTTTCAAGTGCGCATGTCGCGTCTGGAGGGTTGTATCGCGAAGATCGTGGTGTGTCCTGTGTATGATCGCTGTCCTGCTCGTTCCTTCGTGCAGGAGTATAAACGAACGTATTACTACCCGCCGGCTGGACAGCCTCGCCTGGGACAGAAAGGCAAGCGTTACCCCCGCGATAATACCGCCCAGCCGGGCGACGCTGGCGGTCCCGGTGGACAGCCTCCGTAGGTTGCCCGCCGGGGCAGCATACACGGAGAAAAGCGGACAGGCGACCGTCAGCCTCACCTTCCAAAATAGGCAGGTGATTGCCTCTGCCCGTTGCGACAGCCTCGAACGGTTGGTGTTCGAACTCTCCGAACAGTTGTACGGCAAGACAGAACAGACCGGACAACGCGAGGAACAGAAAACCGCTCCGGCAGCCACCTTCGGCCAACGGCTTAAATGGTGCTTGAGCGGTGTTTTAACAGGAATCATATTAACGATAATCATTCAAATCATTTATAGATTATGGCAAAGAAAACAACGTCGGTCGGTTTGAAAGCAGTCTTGTTCGGAGACGTGAATCCGACAGGCGGAATGCCCACCGTGATGAAGCAGCTGGCGCGAACCTTCAAAGGCTCGGCAAGTTTCACCACCGAGGCTGATACAGTGACCAACTTCTATTGCGAGGAGGAACCGACCGTACCGGTCGAGACGGTGGCTTCGGAAAACGGACTGAAACAAATCAAGCTGAATTTCATCGAGTGGGACAACGATACGCTGAAGGAGGTTTTCGGCGGAGAGGTTGTACCCGGCGAGGTGACCATTGACGGGAAAACCTACACTGTCGAAAAGTTCAAGGCTCCGAGAGATGTAGTTGAGATTGAAAAGGCACTCCGTGTGCTCACCCGCTTCAATCTGGTAATCGATATCCCCCGCGCCAAGATCCTTGCCCGTTTCGTTTGGAACCTGGCAGCCGATCAGATTGCCCAGATTGAAATCACGGCAACCGCCATGTCTTCCTTCGGTGAAGACGACGGGGCTTATGAGGTGTGCAAATTAGGTGAACCCAAAGCAACCGGTTCCTGATGGAAAAGCAGGCAAAGAAAGGCCGTGCCATCGAGTCCCACGCCGCTGACGCCCTTCTGGACCGGCCGCTGACCATCAACCTCCCGGCCCCGTGGCTGCTCCGCAAGTTCGGCAAGAAAACTATCCGTTACGGCGTCCCCTTCCCGAAAGGCCAGACATTGTGCCGGATGGCAGCAATCTTCTGCCGTATGGACATCGACCTGAAGGAGTTGAAAGCCGGTGACCTCGGTACCACGTTAGAATGTATCGCCCGCAACGGCAAACGGGTGTCACGGGTGATTGCCGAAGGGATGGTGGGAAATACCATCCTTTCCCGGCTATTGGTCCGCCCTTTAGCCTGGTACATCCGCTGCCATACGACGATGAATGGGATGGCGGAACTGGCGCAGATTATCCTGCTCTTGGCCTCCCCAGAGGGTTTTGTGAATACTATCTCATCGATCGCCACGATGAACATGATGGCGCCGACGGAGAGCCAGCTGAACAAAGAGAAAGGGAGTTAAAGGAGGAGTACGAACCTCCCCATAGCCCGTTCGGACGTATCTACGCGCTGATCTCTTCCGGCGCGTTCACCTACGACGAAGTGATGCGCAAAATCCCCTGGTGCGTCATCCTCACGATGATCAAGGATCAAGGACGGATGCGCAAAAAGGAAGAAACGGATGATGAAGAAGAAATGCTCGAAACGGAAGAAGAAGAATTAGCCTTCTTCGGCCTAAACAATTGACAATAGATAATTTGTTGTCGATGTCTTCATAAACTGTCAATTGTCAACTATCAACTGTCAACTGAAAAGATATGGACGAACCTTTATACGTGACATTCGAGTTCCGGGGCAACCTCGCCGAAGAGGTTGAACGGGTGAAGTTAGGCATCGCGGGCTTGCGTAACGAGTCCACGCAGACCTACCAACGCCTGATTGCCGACAGCAACGAGGCGTTCGCCGCCATGAGCCAGGGTAACCAGCAACTGGCCGTCAGCATACAGGAGGATATCAACTGCCTTCGCCAATTGGATGCCGCCAACAAAGCGTTGGACGAAGGGTTTGCCCGTGGGACGATTACCGCCGCCCAATATGCCGAGGGCAAGGCCAAACTCGCTATTCAGGAAGCCGACCTGCGCAACGGTATCCAGGAGAATATCAAAGTGCTCCAGGAATCCATCGACCAGGAACGGATGGCGGAGGGAAGCATTGAATCGCTTCGCGCTTCGCTCCAGAAGATGGAAGAGGCGTGGCGCAAGATGTCCGCCGCCGAACGGGAATCGGCCGCCGGTCAGGAACTCAAAGAAAAGATTCAATCCCTGAAGGAAGAACTTACGGGGCTGGAACGAGGAACGACCGAAACCGCTTCCGGTTTGAAACAATTCCAGAGCCAATTGGAAGCCTGTCCCGGCCCCATCGGGCAGACGGCGACCGCCATCGGGAAAATGACCAAGGCGGCACTCGCCTTTATCGCCACGCCGCTCGGCATGGTATTGGCTGCCATCGCTGCCGGGCTCGCTGCCGTCACCAGTTGGTTCCATCGCACCGAAGAGGGAGAGAATGCGTTGGCAACGGCCACGGCAGCTTTCAACCAGGTACTCGCCAGCCTGCTGGATGTAGTGGATAAGGTGGGCGAATGGCTCTACAAGGCATTTACCAAACCAAAAGAGGCGTTGGTCGACCTGGTGGATTTCATGGAAGGGCAAGTTGTGAACCGTTTCAAGTCGTTAGGCAAGGCGGCACAAGCCGTTTGGAAGATGTTGCAAGGCGACATCAAGGAAGGGGCGGCTGATTTTGCCAACGCCTGGTTGCAAGGCCTGACCGGTATCGAGGATGCCGGACGGAAAGCCTCCGCATGGATGGCGGATACCAATGAAAAGATCAAGGAGTCGGTCGAGTTGCAGAAACGCCGCAATGCTCTTGATGTGGCGGAACGCGACCTCCTGGTCGAGCGTAGCCGGCTGGAAGCCCGTATCGGCGAACTGCGCGACAAGGCGTATGATATGAACTCGCCGGAGGCGGAACGCTCGAAAGCCCTGAAGGAGGCCATCCGCCTGACAGACGAACTCTTCGCCAAGGAACAGGCGATTGCCCGGGAGAAATACGAAATCATCAAGAAACAGAACTCCCTTGCCAACAGCAACAAGGCCGACCTCCGTGCCGAAGCGGAAGCCCTGGCCGAAGTGAACCGCCTGGAGGCGCAACGCTATGCCTCGCGCCGCATGATGCTCCGGCAGAACAACACGCTGGACGGGAAGCTGCTGAAGACAAATGAAACGGAAGACGGTCCGTTAGGATCCATCCGATACTATGAAAACGTCATCAAGAAATTGAAAGAGGCGCACGCCTTGGCTACCGACGACCAAAGCCGTGAAAAGATCAACCAAGAGATCGAGAAGAACGTCAAGGAGCTGGAGCGTATCTCCGAGCGTGTGGGCCAAGTCGCGCTTGAAGCCTCGAAAGAGATCATCGAAAAGGCGTTGTCCGCCTCCGAGCGGCTGGACACCTCCGACCTCGACCGCCTGCGGAAGAAGATCGAGCAGGTCACGGCCCGGACCCAAGAGGCTCGCGAAGGTATTTTGGGCCTGTTGGATGCCTGGGGCACACTCAACGATTCCGGCAAGGCGACCGCCATCGCCGACGAATGCTTCAAGGTTGCCGACGGCTTGTCATTAGCTGCCGAGACCGCGGAACTGTTCGATGAATCCTTGGGCAGCACCCTTTCGACCGTCGCCCAGTTGGTGGGTGGCGTGGGCAACATCGCCGGAGGGGTCGGCCGTGCCCTGAGCGGCGACGTGATCGGCGGTGTGACCGGAATCCTTTCGGGCGTGACCGGCATTATCGGCTCGTTCAAGAAACGCACTGAAGAAAATAAACGGATTCTGGCCGAATACAAGCAGAGCCTCTTGGAAACCGAAATGAAGGAACTGGAGTACAACGCTATCCTGCGTGAACGGCTCCGCCTCCAGCAACAGATCGGCGAGACCTCCTTGGACTATTTCACCCGGCAATCCACCGAACTGAAGAAACAGGCGGGGCAAATTGAAAAGGAATACCGGGATGTCTTTGAGAAGCTGCAAAAGGAACAGTATGTCACGGAGACCCACTACAAGCACGGTACCTGGTTCCGCAAGGCAAAGACTTGGAACGACTACGGTTCGTTGGCCGGGAAGACCTACGAGGAGATGGAATCGCTCTATACCCAGGGCAAACTGACCGAATCCGCCCAGACGCTTTTTGAGCAGCTCCGGAAGCTGAAGGAAGAGGGCGCGGACGTGGCGGACCTGATCGACGACCTGAACCAAGAGATGAAGGAGGCCTTCATCGGCACGACAGTCGATTCCATCACCGATAGCATCATCCGGGGTTTCGCCGAAGGCAAACGCTCTGCCAAGGACTTTGCCGACGATTTCCAGCAGATGCTGAACAACGCCGTCCTGCAAGGGGTAAAAATGAAAGCCTTGGAAGAACCGCTCCGCCGGTGGTACGAATCGTTTGCCGAGGCGAGCCAGAACGGGCTGAATGCCGATACGATCGCTTCGCTCCGGGAGCAATACAACAAGATTATCGAGGATGCAGCCAAGCAATTGGAGGATATGGAAAAGGTAACAGGCACGACCATCGGTAATATCGCCGATACGGGGCGTACCGCCACCGCGCAAGGCGTTGCCTCCATGAGCCAGGACAGCGCGAACGAACTGAACGGCAACTTCTACGCTTTATTGATTTATGCCGACAAGACGTGCCAGGGCGTAACCAACATCAACACGATGATGGTCGAGGCCCTCGGCGTGCTGAACCGGATAGCCGCCAACACCGACCGGCTGGAGGCAATTGAAAAGAACGTCCGCGAAACACGTGTATTCATTCAGGACATGGCAAACAGAGGGATCATTTTACGCAAGACAGCATGACGAACAATATCTACATAGACGACATCAACCTCCGCGGTCGCTTCGGTTGCTGGGTAACGCGAGGGGGCTACAACGGCCTCTTGGCGTACCCGGCGATGAAGGAGCCGGAGGCGAACGACTGGCCCGAAGAGGACGGTATCGAGGTGGACCTGTCCGACCCGAAGTTGGAGCCGAAAGAGGCGACCGTCTCTTTCCTTGCCGACACGAACGGCGGGGCAAGCGACCTTATTGCCTACCTCTCCGGCGAGGGCTACCATACGGTACGCATTCCATCTTTGGGGCGCGAATGGCAGCTTCGGCTGTCGAGTCATCCGGCCAACAAGGTCTATCCGCTGGCGACCGCCTTCAACCTGAAGTTTGTCGAGGACAACCCGGTGCGCCCGGCTTCGGAAGGACTACCCTCGCCGGGGCTTTGGATGCCGGAGAGCCGCTACAAACTGGACGATGTGCCTTTGTCCGCCTACGGCGTGGTAGTCGATGAAAGCCGGAACGCCCTCCTGAAAGCCCCGACGGTGAAGATGAACCTTTGCCGGAATATAGAAACGGAGGACGGGCAGATTTATGACGCCGACCATTTGGTGTTCCAGAAGAAGGAAGTAACGTTCAAATGCCATTTGAAAGCCGTTCGAATGGCGGACTTCTGGCGGTGCTACGACAGTTTCCTGGCTGCACTGATACAGCCGGGCGAACGGCAGTTGTATGTGGAGGAGATCGGCAAGGCGTACCCCTGCTACTATAAAAGTGCAGCGACCTGGAAACTGCTGACCTTGTGCGGACCGGTGGTGGCGCAGTTCGACCTGACGTTAGTCTTCACCTCCTTTAGGTTGTATGAAACGGATTACTTCCTGGCAACCGAAGCCGGGGAATTTATCCTAACAGAAGATGGCAACTACTTTATAGATATGAAATAACGATGACGGGACAGGAACAAAAAATAAAGATCAGCGATTTGCCCTCCTCTGTCTCCTTCCGGGGATTGTGGACATTGGGCTATCAGTATATAGATGGTGAGAAAACAAGCGTGAAGGTGTCACTGGATGAGATACAAGCGGCGTATGATAATGTGGTGTCGGCGACGGATTCGGCCAACCGGGCGACCACCCGTGCGGAAAATGCTGCGTCTCTGGCCAACCGTGCGGTAACGGAAACGTTTGCAGTCAAGGAATCTACCGGACAGGTCAAGCTGGAAACGGAAACAGTCCGCGACGAGACAGCCCGGGTGAAGGAAGAAACGCTTGCCGTCAAGAACGAGACCGACCAGGTGCGACAAGACACGCTTGCCATCAAGGATGCCACCGAACAGGTCAAACTGGAAACAGAAACGGTTCGCGATGAAACAGCCCAGGTAAAAACAGAAACCCTTGCAGTGAAGGAGGAAACCGACCGGGTACGCCGAGAGACGCTTACAGTTAAGGATGCAGCCGACGAGGCAACCCAACAGACTAAAGAAGCAACAGCCATCGCAAAGTCCGTATCGGATCATCCCAGCTACATCGGAAGTGACTATCATGTATATGTATGGGACTACGTAACGGAGACCTATAACAAGACAGATACCGTCCTTCGTCCCGAAGGGTTCAGCATATACCGCACTTATCCTTCCGTGGAAATGATGGAAGCGGATTTGACGGAGGTGCCGGAAGGGAAATTCGTGCTCATCAATACGAACGATGTGGAAGTCCCGGATAATGCAAAACTATATGTCCGGGGTGCGACTTCATTCGAATATCTGGTCGATATGTCCGGCGCTATTGGTTTCACCGGCAAGACCCCGCAAATCACCATCGGGAACGTCACGGTGGGCAATTCAGCTTCGGCAACCCTTTCCCCGGACGGTTTTGACGAAGACGGAAATCCCAGGTATAAGCTGAACCTGGTGGTGGTTCCCGGGCCCAGGGGATTCATCCCCCTGATCGAAACCGGGACCGTAACGACGGGGGAAGCCGGAGGCGAAGCGGCTGTAGAATTGCTGCCTAACGGGCAAACCGAGGACGGAAGGGACAAGTACCTGCTGAATTTTGTCATTCCGCAAGGCCTGCCGGGAGAAGGTTTCGGAAATCTGGCAGTGGATCCTTCCGGAGTCCTGGCTGGTAAAAAGTACCTGTTGATGTTTTCCCGTGACGGGATGCCGGAGAGCGGCACGCTGATCGAGTATGTCGACCCAATCATCCCGAAAAAAACAAGCGACCTTGAAAATGACTGCGATTTTATTGATACGGCCGGAGTGGAACAAAGGATCGGGACGCATGATGGTGATTCCAGCGCGCACGGTGATATCCGGCAAAAGATAACGGCCGTGGAAGCGATCGCCCGTGGAAAATCGCGCGCGAAGATTTTCGACACGGTAGAAGAACTGGATGAATGGCTCTCCAAGGAGGAAAATACGGTATTGTTGCAAAAAGGAGATAACCTCTACATCCGGGACAAAGGCGTTCCCGATTATTGGTGGGACGGTACGGCAAAACAGGAACTGGAAGTGGAGAAAGTGGACCTTTCCGTTTTTTATGACAAGGAAACGTCAGACCGCCATTTTTCCTTCAAACCGTTACAGAAAACAGCGGTCTTGTTGCCCGGATCCTGGATAGAGGACGAGGAAGAGGAAGAGGGACTATGGTGGCAAGAGGTGGAAGACGCTGATGTCCGGGAAGGTTGTTTTCTTGAAGCCTGGCCCGTGGACAAACAATCAGCCGACGAAGCCGTACATGTCCATATCTATGAGAACATGCCTGTTGTGGCCGGCCGGTTCCGGGTTGCAGCCGAGAAAAAGGCATCTGAAGCAATAAACATAACTTATACGATAATAAAATGAGTTACGGGATATTCAGATTGAACAGATGTTATTCAGGTCCGAAAGTGCTCATCATATCGGCTGAAGAACATGCGCATTTTATACGGGAAGAAACCGGATGGTACATAAGGGATGATTTCGGGGACGAAACTCCAGTATTTTCAGAAGATGAGAAACCTGTTTATACAACATCCACCAAAAATGATGCAGCATCCGAGAACCTTTCTGCATGTGAGCAGTTGCAGATTGAATATGGAACCGTCGGGCGTGAAAGGGGAATTGCAGAAGAAATACATCCGTATGGCAGTGCCGATGTTTTTACAGAGCCGGCCTCCACAAGGAAATTGCTTACTGAATCCGGTACCGCCCATGATTCGGTCAGTGTCATTTTAGAGGGCGGGGAAGATTCGTGACAGATTCAATAATATCATAAATTCAAATAGTATGAAAAATCAAGAAGATTTTAAAGTAAGAGGAGAAATCGAAGTGATTCTCGAAGATGAAAATGGGAATGTCAAACATAGGGAAGTGCATCATAACGCCATCACGCGCCCGGTCCTTTGCCAGATGCTTTCTTCCGTCCTTAATGCGACAGGTATCCAGGCGGTAACGAAATTCAACACAAGAAGCGACTATACGGCTGCAAATCCATGTGGAATATTCCTGCTTTCGGAAGATATCCATATTACAAAGGACACGCATATACCTCCCCATTTGAATATCATCGGTGGATATAACGACAAAATCGTATTCAAGAATGTGAATGGTGAAACAGTGGAAAATGAAGACACCATGCTGTTGATCCCGCAAAAAGTAGGCATGAACATCAATGGGGAAATCCGTTACACGGTTGAATATGTGAAGAACACATTCAAGGGGACATTCAAATCCATCTTCATAGGCCCGTCTAATAATTATGCGCTCCGGTGGTATTGCGGTTCCAAGGATACGGAATTTCCTGATTTGACGTTTGATGCAGAATATTTGATCAAACATACGACTAACGGCACGGTCATTTATAAAAAGAAATCCGACAACAGCGAACTTTATACGCTTAATCTCAAGACCAAGGAGATGGAAACATTTACGGCGTCGACTGTTCCGATGGCTAATATCGCCAAAATGCACGGCGCTGTCGTTTTGGGTGATTTGCCGGTAATGGTGAACAGGACCGGTTTGAACGCGGCCAAGAACGGCCACGTCCTGACGTTCTATACTTATCCCTCTTGGAGGACGGAAGCCACCAACCCGGCCACAACGGTGACATTTGAAACTCCGGTTGTCGAAGCCGGTGAAAATGAAACATGTTCCTATTATAATAACGGAGTTATTCCTGTAGTTGTCCCGCGTCCGGACTTGGGTGACAACGTGCTTGAAGTATTTGTCCCCACTCACATTAAAAATGCAGGCAAGGCCGATGCAAGATGGGTGATCCAGAAGATTACCGCAACAGTGAACGCTCCGGACGATATTGAGTTTGAAGCCGAAGTTTTTGCTGAATTACCTTATCGGATATCCTGTTACAATTTTAACAATATCCATTATCAAGTTACCGGCATGTACCATGATGGTAAATATTACCTGCCTTATTATAACGTGATGAATCCAGTAACAGGAGCAGAAGTTACACTTGGATCGCAGGATGCACAGGAAGGGATTATTGTTGATGCGGAGACAAAGGCCGTCTTGGAAGGGTTTACGCAATACATCGGCCGGACGAACAATCTTTGGTTGTGGGTCGATTCTGATGATTTCCGACAGATGCGTCTTAACAATGCCGATATACGCTATGGGATGTTTACCCGTGCTTTTTCAGGAACGAATTTGGATGCCCCAGTAGAAAAAGGACATAATGACACGTTACGTGTAAGGTACAGTTATGTGATCGCATGACAGACGTAGAAATAAACAATAAGGCAAACAATTTGAAAAGATGGTAATTTACGACAAGGCATGTGATGCTATCCTCGACCTCCCCGTCGACGACTCCAGTTACCGCTACCGGGCCATCCGGCTGGGCGACAAGGTGTATCTCTACTTCTCCCTCACGGAGCATGTGGAGATACCTGTCGGTAGTTACATCAACTACCAGGGGCAACGGTATACCCTCTGGCGGCCGGAAGATCTGACGAAGCACGGGACACGTAATATCGAGTACAGTGCCACCTTCGGCGGCTGGTGGGAACTGCTGAACACCGTCAAGTACAAGCACCTCTCCGCCATACCGGTAAAGCTGAAGTTCCAGTTGACCGGCAAACCGCGTTTCTTCCTTGACCTGATGGTTGAAAACATGAACCTCGCAGGCGAGGGCGGCTGGTCGGTCGGCTCCTGCATCGACGCGCCGGAAAAGACATTGGCATTCAGCCACGAGTTTTGCCTGGAGGTGCTTAACCGTATGGCGGACGAATGGGAAACGGAGTTCGAGTTGTCCGGCAAGACCATCCACTTCGGCAAGGTGGAACGATTCAAAGATAACCCGCTGCCCCTGTCGTATGGCCGGGGAAACGGTTTCAAGACCGGTGTCGGGCGGAAGAACCAGGGCGACAAACCGCCTACCTCCATCCTCTATGTACAAGGCGGCGAAAGGAACATCGACCCGACTGCATACGGAGCCTCCAGCCTGTTACTCCCCAAGAACCAGGAGCTGGAATACGAGGGCCGACGGTACCGGACCGACAAGGACGGAATGTTTGTCACCCGTGCCGACCGTCCGCTTGCGAATCACAACGAAGACAGCCTGGACTGTACCCATATCTACCCGTCACGGGTAGGTACGGTTTCCGAAGTGATCACCGTCGATGCGGAGAACCATTTGTACGACATTATAGACAGCTCCATCCCTGACAACCTGGATTATTCCGCTTGCCGCATACCGGGCGAGACGGCGACCCTCATCTTCCAGTCCGGCGTGATGGCCGGCGAAGAGTTCGACATCGAGCAGACCTCGGAGGAGATGACCGGCTATATCCATGCCGAACGGCGTTTCAAGCTGGTCCCGGTCGAGAAAGAGGGCGGAACGATTCCGAACGCAAACCGGAAGCCGGCTGTGGGCGACACATACGCTGTCTTCAACATCGCGCTGCCTCCGGCATACGTCTGCGACAACGAGACACAAACGGGCGCATCTTGGGATATGTTCCGCGAATCCGTCCGCAGCCTATATAATAAGGAAGAGGAAACCTTCTCCTTCACCGGCGAACTGGACGGCATTTGGGCAAAATCACAATGGCTCGAGGTGGGCGGACGGATGGTGCCGGGCAGTTACATCCTGTTTGACGATCCGCAGTTCCAGCCCGAAGGGGTCCGGATCCGAATTACGGCAGTCAAGGACTACATCAACCGGCCTTACTCGCCGGAGCTGGAGCTGTCGAACGTGCCGGTGGCGGGCTTCGTCTCCTCCGATCTATCCAAGATCGAAAGTAACGAGGTGAAGAACGACGACCGCTATTCCGGAGCCATGCACTATACCCGCCGCCGGTGGCGCGATGCGGTCGAAGCGCAGGAGATGTTGGAGAAGGCGATCAAAGACTATTCGGCAGGAATCGACCCGGTATGGGTGCGGACGATGTCTTTGCTGGTCGGGCATGAGAATCTGCAATTTCGGTTTGTCAATTCAAAAACAAACCCAAGGACTGTCGATCCGGATTTTATCTATGATGACTCTACTCAGGTATTCACCGCCCCGGTATCCATCCTCCAACACATGACGCTCGGAATCTCCGAGATCAAAGGTGAACACAAGGTGTCAGAATACAAGTTCTGGGACTTGCCCCGGTATGTCAGCCCGCCGTTGGGCGACTTCGGATGCCTCTACCTGTATGCCAAATGTAGCAAGTCTTCTGAGGCGGGCGAATTTGTTTTGTCCGAGGAACCGCACGACATGGAGGAAGGTGGCTATTATTACTTCCTGGTGGGATTATTGGGCAGCCAGTACGACGGGGCGCGGTCGTTCGTCACTTGTTACGGCTTTACGGAGGTGTTGCCCGGACGTATCACGGTGGACCGGATCGTCTCAACTGACGGGACGACTTACTTCAATTTGGGTATCGGGGAGATCGGCGGCGTGATCCGTTTCGCAAGCGGCACGACCGGCTACGAGAACATCACCGACAAGCCGGACCTGTCGAAGTATGGGACGATAAACATGCTCAATTCGATCCAGGAATATTTGCAAAACCAGATTGACGATAAAATAGAGACCTACTATCAATCGGCGAATCCCTGGAACTCGTGGCCATCTGGTACGGAACCGGAACATGTGGGCGATATGTGGTACAATACATCCACGGGAGTATTGCAGTGTTATGTCGGTCCCTCTTCCAATACCTGGCGTGAGATCGTGGATAAATCCGCCATTGACGCGGCACGCGAGATTGCTGAAGCTGCCGACGTGAAGGCTGACGGCAAGCGGCGTGTCTTCCTTTCCACCCCTTACCCGCCTTACGACGCGGGCGACCAGTGGATCGAATACAACGGTTCCGGCAGTATGCGTGTCTGTGTGCAGGGCCGCCAGAGTGGACGGTATGTCTCTTCCGACTGGCAACTCTCATCGGCCGACGGCAACACGAAGGCCTCCATCGACCGGGGTGTGATCTCGGCGGCCGGTTTCCTGACCTTCGGCGGCTCCGCCGGGTTAGTCGGTAGTGGCGATATCCGGATCTGGTCGGGCGGCACCAATGCCAATGACGCGACGTTCAAGGTCTACAGCAATGGAAATGTCGATAGTAAAGGCAACATCTACATTACCAATGCCAACGGCAACAAACTCGCCGGTTTCTCAGGTGGGGGAACATCCGGTGATTCGGTCCGTATTTGGGCCGGTGGAAGTACGCCGGAATCCGGGACGTTCCGGGTAACACAGGACGGAACATGCCATACCTCCAAGATAAACGCGACAGGCGGATTGATCGGTCGCTTCTCGATTGTCAACAACCGGCTCGTGTGGGACCAGTCGAATTACTTTGGCGGCACATCTCGTGCGCTCAAATTAGGATATTCGACCGGTAATGATGGCGTGATCGATGTCGTCTTTGATGCGGCGACGGACGGGCGCTTCGGAGTAAAAGCGGTTGGTCGTGCCCCCAATTCGGCTGCCATCTACGGGTCCAGTAAATACTCCCCGTCTTATCCGACAGGAGACACTGTATGGGCCGGCTACTTCGACGGATATGTCTATGCCGACGGCTATTTCACGAAAAGCAAGAAAGGGAACATTAAAGGTGGGATGAATGGTGCCGTCCGTATCGACGACAGCGACACATGGTTTGTCTTTGTCAATGGTATCTGCGTCGGTTATCGGAATCCGCGCCAATATGAGCCTGATGCTGACGCATAAACTCAAACATATAAACTTTAAATATTTGACAATATGAACTTGACATTAAAAGACAGAGTTTTAATACTCAACACGGTGTTACCCCAGTTTGACACCCGCAAAAACATGGAACTGAAAATCTCGATCGACAGCAAAATTGCCATCGTGGAATCCGACCAGAAGCGCATCGTCGTCAAAGACCTTGGCAGCGGCCAAATCAACATCGGCTTCACCGATGCCGCTGCCATCACCGACACGGTCGAAATCCCCTTGACGGACGAAGAACTGGCCTACCTCAAAAACCGGGTAGAGTTTATCGACCGCAACGGCATGTTCTCCGAGTTCACGATGTCCACCTACACAAAAATTCAGGACACACCGTATAGTGATCCGGAATTTGGGAAGTTGAACGGGCAGTAAATATATAATACCGGGGGAAAGAAAAAGAAAGCCCTCGGCTCGTTAATAGTCATCTCACCTACATATTAACGAAAATGCGACACGCCGCACGACCGAGGGCTATATGCCTTCTGTCGCGACGTGTCGCATTTTTCGTATGTAGGTGAGACAGTGCAAAAATACTTCAAAATTAGGAATTATGACAGTCTTTGATGTCTTAAATTTGTATCAGACACCCTTTGAATGGATGTTGAATTCAGGTATCCATATAGAAGATGTCTTCTATGTGGGTCTGTATAAAGAATATATTCGGATGAAAAAGGAAGGTTGCAAAACGACTTACATTGTCGTTTGCCTGGCCGAAAAATACCGGATCAGCGAACGCAAGGTATATACCTTGATCAAGCGGCTATCAAACACCTGCGAGCCGCTTGATCGTTGAATGTAAGCAAGGTGTTTACCCTCCGTTTTGACCTCAATGTTTAAGAACCACTGTAAAACCGGTGCGGTACAGATTATAGTTTTTTCATAGTGAACAAGGAGAAAAGAATGACTTTTGCAATCCTTTTTAAAAGTAAAAGCAAATGAGGAAACAATATTTGTCTGCCCCGCTTCCGTTTGTGGGGCAAAAGAGAATGTTCGCAAAAGAGTTTATCAAAGTATTGGAGCGTTATCCGGACAATGCTCTATTTGTCGATCTGTTTGGTGGTTCCGGCCTGCTGTCACATATAACCAAGTGTCGAAAGCCGGATTCCACTGTTATCTATAACGATTACGACAACTATTACCGCAGGTTAGAGAACATCCCACATACCAATGCACTGCTTGCGAAAATCCGTCCGTTGGCGACACTGGTACCCCGGCAAAAAGCTTTGCCTAAAAAAACAAAAGAAATGATCCTACATCTGATTGAGCAAGAAGAACGTAGATACGGATATGTGGATTATATCACCCTCTCATCTTCCTTGCTCTTTTCCATGAAGTATGCGACCAATTTGGAAGAACTGCAGAAAGAAACTTTCTATAACACCGTTCGAAAATGTGATTACACCCCATGCCTCGACTATTTAGACGGATTGGAGATCGTTTCATGCGATTACAAAGAACTATTCAACAAGTATAAGGATATGCCTGATGTCGTGTTCCTGATAGATCCTCCGTATCTATCTACCGAAGTAGGCACCTATACGATGAACTGGAGACTATCTGATTACTTGGACGTATTACAAACGCTTGTAGGTACAAACTACATCTATTTCACCTCAAACAAGTCATCCATCATCGAACTTTGTGACTGGATAGGCAAAAACAACGCCCTCGAAAACCCGTTTATCGGCAGTGAAAAAGTCGAGTTTAACGCCCACATGAACTATAATTCATCTTACACAGACATCATGTTGTACAAAAAAACAGACAGATCATCCTACAAAGAAGTATCTTGACTACTGTGTAAAGATACGATTTTTTGCTGAGTTGACAATGAGTTTCGGACATTTTTCTGAAGGAAAATTCATATTAAAAGAATGTCGTTTAAGTATCACATAAATGGTGCTTAAACGACATTCCTCTTTTATACTTCTCGTTTTGAAAAATTGTACTTTTGGTTTTGCCGATTATAGCGTCGTAGAGAGAAAAGCCGGCATTGTTCAAGACAGAGGACAGCTTTACAAGATAGGAATGACGGTTACCGGCAACAAAAGTATTGCTTTGTTCATACTTGTCAATGTAGTTCGAAAGCCGCGTGCCGGAGCACACGCTTCCGGAGGAATGTCCGGAAGCGGCCTGAGGCTCCGGGTCAGCAACGGGGATTTCGATCGCTTCAGATTCTTCCTTATAAAAAGCGTTCGGATCATGGCCGGCGAAACAGCCACGGTTCGGATCTTTTCCACTGATGTCCACCTTCACGCCCGGAAGATCCACTTCGACACGGTGTTTGACGATTTCAAAGGCCAAGTTATGATTTTTCAAATCACTGTCGACCATTATGAAGAGCTTGACGCCGGTCCCGGAAGGGCTGACATGACCGGCTTTCACATACGGGAACTCAGCCGCCCGGCGGAGCAATTCAAGGACGGGTATAGGCGAATCGTCTATATCGATCACTATGCAAGCACTATAGCGCGCCATGTGTTCCAACTTACGACCTCCTTCCATCACGCCGCCGGCGACATAGAGGGGCAGTTTTTTCTTGTAAGCATCAGCTTCATCCTTCTTGCCGGCTTTGATAAGCCCACGCAGATAGGCGATCGGTCTCGCATACTCACCACTCTTCACCTTACCGATGTACTGATTCAAGGTCATCAAACTGGCGCTCCCTGTCTGGAACGCAGAGTCGAAGTAAGTACCTTCGACTTCTTTTTGTATTACCAT